AGTAGTGTTCTCCCATAATTGAAAACAAAATCAATCAAAAATTAACAAAGTATAGTTTATGGCTTCTAAAAGTAAATAGCTTCAACTGTAGATGACACCAAACTCAACTTGATGTATATTAATTCATTCTTTATCCTGTATTACATTAATCTCCAATTTTATCACAATATTAAAACATAAGTTTTGTTATATGGAATCATTCTGAAATAAAAGTGAAATGACTCAATAATAGCTTCCTAACTTGCTTATATTGTTGAAATCAATCAAACAATACTCACCATCATTAGTCAGCCTTCCATTATATATTTAAAGATTTCTTTTAAGTGTTATGGTAACGCAATTATTGATAGATGTAGAAATAGTTCTAACAGTCTGCAACCTAAATCTTAGATACTCGATGTTCACTTTAGCAAACTTCCTAGATCTCTCAATTAATTTGTGGTCATAATTAAATCTTTCATAACCTGCTCTCTTTGTGGAGACAATAGAAAAATAAATGTATAGACAAGCATAATGTAACCCTAGATGTGACATCTTTACAGTCTTGTTCTTCATCTTGTATGACTCAAAAACAACTTTTTTAAACTCAGTAGTGAAAGGATAGCTTGGAATATAATCCACATCATCTATCATATTAGCATCTGTAATTCTTTTCACCATGGAATTTTCTAGATGTGTCCTAGCAATGTTGATATGTTCTGGCAAGCCATACTGAAAAAAGTCTTCAGCTTCATTTGCTCCAGGTAGATATTTGATCATTTCAGTCTCAGATGAAGTAACAGCTTCAAAATTAGATATTATCTTATTGTTTTCTGATCTTAGTAGATTCTTTTTTAAATAATTTGCTTCTGCTTCACAGTTTTTTATCTCTCTCAATCTTAAAGTCACATCATTATATATAGCATTACTTATTTCAAGCTTCAAACCCTCATCAATGTATGGTTCAGTCAAGTGATCACACTCAATGTCATCTTTCCTGAAAATCAAGTTATAATCATTTGAATCATAGCACTTCTTTATATGATTCTTAACATGCTCTAAGATAACATTATTATATGATGTTAAATACATAGTCAATGAAGGTAAAACATGATTGACAAGGTGTTGGTTCTCATTAATCATAGAATAAACAGATCCAACATCATCCTGGTTTTTGATAATACGATAGTAAAATTTGGTCATTTCACGATAATGTGAAATAATTGAATCTGTTCCAACTAAGCTAGTTGAACTTAAGATATTAGCCCATTCAGATTTAACTCTTTGGATCAGTGTCTGTTTATTCTCAACTTTAACTATAATGAAATATTCCTTGATTGGTAGGGAGCCTTTTATAGTAATATACAGTGTGTTCATGTCTCCTTCAAAATCTCTAATTACTGCACTATATAAGATACTATTCAGTGCACATGATACAGCATCGTTGAGTTCAATGACAGCATATTGATATTCCCCTTTAAAATATGAACCTTTCTTTATGGCATAAATATATGTTGGGATATCATCACTAATTTCCATATAGCCTATGCATGAGTTGATAGGAACCAGATTGAAATCATCACAGAACATGCCCTTTTCAATAGCATTACAGCTGTTATATTCATTTTTTATCATATCATAAATAACCCTCTCCATTCTACCTAAATTCTTATTAGGCTTCAACTTCTCATATTTAGAGGTATCTATGACTTCTTTCTTGCCAATGCAAAATGGAACAACACTCTCCATGATAGTTGGTAAGTGAGAAAAGCACCTTCGAGAGGAATAAACACCAGGTATGATTTTTTAACTAGAGTTTGTTTGATTGATTAGTTATTATGGGAGTTCACTACT